TTTGGAAGCTGGTTGGGAGTTCGTTTCAGTGGAACAAGTGCATGAGTTTTTTAAGGCTCAAATGACGGCTGACAAAGTGGTAAACAAGCACACGGGGGAGATTGTAGAGTTCCCATGTTCTACAGCCACTATGGACACGGTGACATTTTCCACCTATTGCGAAAAACTGAGGGAGTACGCCAAAGAGTTTCTGAATGTGGATATTCCCGACCCGGATAAATATTGGAGAAGCCATGAAAAGAATACCTAACAGCGTGGTATCTGAGCTGATACGCTTAGTGCCCATTTTGATAGCAAATATTCCACCCGGACAAAGTACGAGAGTGGATAACGCAATAAGATTAACAAAGAAGATTATCAACAAATTAAAAACATTGAAAGATGAAAGTAGAAATTGAAGAAAGCAAGTTGCAAACAGCTTATGCAAATGCTTGTGATGGAGTTAAGGATTTTATGGAAAGCCTGTTTGGAAAGAAGGTGTTTGAGGCTGCAAAGCCCACGTTGGACGATTACAAGACTATCCGCACGTATGAGGATGCTTGTAAGGCACTTGGTGAGCCTATTTTTGAAGACCCTAATAATTTGCCCAATCATATCATAGCCCTTATGAAGTTGGAAACTATTAGCCGGGCTTTGTGGGGTAGAAATTTCCAACCAAAGCCGGATGGAGAGGGAAGCAAAGTGTATTGGTATCCGTGGTTTGCCTTATGGACTAAAAAAGAGGTTGAGGATATGAATCCCGAACAAAGAGGTGCCCTTTTGTCTGCTCATGCGATTTCTGGTGCGCATGCGGGTTTCGGTTATCTGACTGCGCATCGTCGTTCCTCGGTTGCGAATGCGGACGTTGGGTTCCGCTTGTGCCAAGAAACGGAAGAAAAGGCAAAGTATTTCGGGCAGCAATTCATTGAACTTTGGGCTGAATATTTGAAATTCAACTTTACCGTTGGAAATCGTTTGAAATAAAAGTGTGTTTATTAAACATATTATTAACTAAAAACAAGGTGAAATGAAAGACATCATGTTAGCCGACACCCCGGTGGAACAAAGGGCACAGATTCTACGTGATAGCTGCGACCAAATTGTAGAGCGTAGCTATACACGCAAATTCGACCAAGAAGAAATCAACGAAAGGAGGGCAGACCTCGCTAACGTGGCGATTCAAAAGGCAGATTTGGAACAATCATTAGCGGAAATCAGAGCCGATTACAAAGGCAAAATCAAGCCTTTGGAGGAACGCATAGTTAAACTTCGTGATGAACTGAAAGCCGGGGGCGATTGGATTAAGGGCGAATGTTACAAGTTCGTTGATGAGGAAGAGAAGATGGTAGGCTTCTATTCCCCGGAGGGTTACTTGCTGGAACAAAGAACCATGACACAAGAAGAAAGACAGCGTAACGTATTCCGTGCTATCCGTGGCAATGCTATGGATAAGACAGGTACGGACGATTAAGTATTAACATCAAAAACATTAGTAAAATGGAAAATCAAGAAAAAGGATTAACCGTGAACATCGGTGAGTACAAGGGTGAAAAACCTATCGAAGTAGTGTACAGAATTGGTAATGCTCCTAAAGCATTGGACGAATTGCCCATTAAGCAACCGGAAAGTATTTCTGTATCAGGTGTTATCAGAACTCCGTTAGATTGGTTGGAAAAGCGTATTGACACCATCGACCAAAAGCGTGCGAATATTAAGGTAAACCGTGAGAAAATGAGTATCACGCTTACCGTGAATGAGGATGATTATTACACCAAAAACACCTTTGTAGGTACGGTGGAATTATCGGAAGTCTTTTCAAAGTTCGGTATCAATGACGGAGAATGTGGCTGGATTCCGGCTAAACTGGGGCAGTTCCTGCGTTTGAATCGTGGCGTATTCATGCAAAAAGAGGATTGTATGAAGCTCGTTTCGGTATTAAAGAACTTCACGGCTAACGCCAAGACTGAAATTCAGAAACAGCGTGACCCGTCCGGCTCTATGGCTGAGGTGTACCGTTCACAAGTAGAAAGTAATTTGCCCAAGAGTTTCACGATTAACATCGCCATTTTCAAGGGAACTGCAAAAACACCTATTGAAGTTGAGTTCGACCACTATCTTTCTAATGGTGATGTGTTGTTGCAACTTGTTTCGCCCGGTGCTAACGAACTGGCAGAGGACTATAGAGATAAGTGTATTGACGAGGTGTTAGACGGCATTCGTGCCATTGCCCCGGACATTGCTATTCTTGAAATCTAAATACTATATCGTGGGGGAGAAATCCCCCACTTATAACAGCTCATAATATGGCTAATAAAAAAATCATACCGCCTATGCCTTTCGATGCCACCGCTTGGTTATCCAACAATGCGGCTATGAGGTTGTCATTTGCTTGTAAGGGCTTGTGGCTGGATATGCTTTGCTGTATGTGGGTGAGTATAGAGCGTGGGGTTATGATGAAACCTATTGGCGGTGCGTACACGGTTGATGAATTAGAAGCCCTCTACGGAAGTGGAACAAAGGAGCTGATAGAATCATTGATTAACGCTGAATTATTGTCTGTAAGGAATGATGGGGCTTTGTACAACACTGATATGGTTAAGATGGAATCAATACGGGTAAAACGGTCTGAGGCTGGGAAAAAAGGTGGTGTAACTATGGGTAAACGGATATTAGCCAAAGTTGATGCGCTTGTGGAAACGCCACCGACAGAAATGCCACATACACCTTCCCCAACGGCTGAAACGCAACACGGGGCGCAAGCAGACCTATTTCCCGATGATTTGCCGGAGAATCCACCGCCACTGACTGATGAACAACAGCGGAAGATTGCAAAAGCCAAGAAGTACAATTATGCTGATTACGTTACTTTGACACGTGATGAATACGCAAAATTATGTACCGAATATGGCGAAGAAGCCGCTAAAGCGATGATTGATATTCTCAACAATTACAAAGGTTCTAAGGGTAAGAAGTATAAATCCGATTACCTGACTATTAGGGGCTGGGTAAAAGATAAGTATTACGAAAATATGAATAGATATGGACAACAAACTGGTACAACGGCTGCAACAGATATTGGCAAACCAAGCGCAAAGAGGACTTTTAGGGACACGCTTTAAGATTGAGAAGTTTCCCGAACAGGACATAGCGGAAATGCTAAGGATGTGTTATCAGTCAGAAGTTGAGCGCAGAAACATGAAGTATGTTTCGGATGAAGCCACGTTGGAAAAGATAGGCAAAGCGGCTAAGTTCCTTTGCGGAAACGGAAAGTTCGGCTTGCTTCTGTATGGTACGGTAGGAAGTGGTAAAACCACGCTTGCAAAGGCGATATGCAACATTATAGGTATCTTGTACAATAGTGATTTATCTTCCGAAAGAAAGGGAGTGTACCGCATATCAGCTTTGAACCTTGCCAAGTCAATAGCCGATGACCCGACTTATTTCAACAAGCTAAAGAATCAAGAACTTTTGTTTATTGATGATGTGGGCACTGAACCAGCAAGCGTGAAAAGTTGGGGCAACGAGTTTTCCCCGGTTACTGAATTAATCTATGCCCGATATGACAGGCAGCTATTCACTATAGCCACTTCCAATTTGGCAGATGAGGAATTTGGCGACAGGTACGGAGAGCGTATTGCTGATAGAATGGAAGAAATGTTTGAACGGCTGCACTACAGCCAAAAAAGCTATCGAAAATGAGATTTGCGCTCAGAAACAAAACAAAGCTCATTAATGCTTTCGGTGAAGCGTATTACAACGAACTTATTGCAAGCATTAATAGCTTTCAATCTAACTACACGCCCGATTGCCATTATTGGAACGAGGCGATACAAAAAGAAATGCTGGATATGCCAAGTAGTACCCACCCGGATAAGACATTTTCGTTTGCCATTGTGAGCGAAATGTGGGATGTGATAACGCTTGCTTATTATTCAGAAAGTAATACACCAAGTAAATAATAAAGCTATGCAACACCAAAAATCAGAAAAGAAAAAAGTGGTTGTGACCTTATGCCGTGTATTCCCAGTTACACATTCTTTGGCTGGAAAGCCTACAGAGTTTGAGGGCAAACTAAAAGAGCATAAGAAGATACATACTATACGCTACAATAAGAATGGCGTGTGGGATAAGAGATATAAAGATATTGCATCCGGCAAAAAATATCTTTCAGTGCGTGAATGGACGGGCAGACCGTACAACTCTGAGCAGAGAGAGTTTGCCCAGTATGATAAAATAGGTCTACAGCACATTACTATGACCTATGGTGTTGATGATGCCGTTCCTCAGATATGGATTGATGGTAAACAAATTCCCATTGAAATAGTGGCAAAGAATGATGGTCTGACAGTTGAGCAATTTGTGGAATGGTTCTTTGGTGAATCAAAAAGTAACGTGTTTGAGGGCGTTGTGTTACACTTCACTTCATTTAGGTACTGATATGGGAAAAGATGATATAAAGCATTGTAGTGAGTGCAAATATTACTGGTGCGAGCCTAAGTCAATGCAGATGTATTGCTATAAACTGGCGAAGCGGATAACGGCAAGAAAGAAGTTTTGTAAGCACTATGAACTAAATAAATGACAGTAGTATGGAAACGAATAAAACGAAGAATACAGACCTATTTTTGATTGACCCCCGTAATATCGTGGTTGTGGACGGTTTCAATGTAAGACGTGATTTTGACCTTGACGAACTGAAAGAGCAAATAAAGGCAAAGGGTGTCTTAAATCCTCTGACGGTTATAGCCTTTAAGGATGATGAGGGCAACGAGAAATATAAATTGGTGGATGGTGAACGCAGGTATAGGGCTACCATGTTGGCTATATCCGAGGGTGCGGATATTCCTTATGTTCGTGCCATGAAAGCCCGAAAGGACGCTTCTACTGAAGAATTGTATATTCAACAGATGATGCGTAACGAGGGTAAGAAATTTACCGAATACGAGTGCGCTATCATGTTCAGACGTTTCAAAGAAGAATTTGGATATAGCCAAGTTGAGATAGCGGATAAGTTCAAGAAAAGCCCGGCTTTCATAAGCAAATGCCTTTCCTTGTTGGATTTGCCCCCGTACATTCAAGAAAGGATTATGAAAGGGGAATTGTCGGTTAAGGCGGCTAAGGAGATTGCCGCCAATTATGGAAGTGAGAAAGAACAAGTAAAGGCTGCAAAGTCGGCTGTGGATAACGCCAAAGAAAACGGTAGGGTTACAGCTACCAATAAGGAGGTTCTTAATTCTCTGAAAGATTCTAAAGA